TTGTATAGTTTCCGGCATATACTTATTATTCTGGTCTTTTTCTTGTAAACTTCTTCTTCGTATTCCTACTAATTCCCCTTTTAAATTCCTATGCGGAATAATGATGTGTTTTTCACTTTCATACCAACGAATACCAAACTCCTTCATAGTTTCAATACTAATTCCCTCATCTATCCATCCTTCAAAAAATACATCATCTTCAAAATATTGAAGAATGTTTTCATCTATCGAAGATAAATTTTTTATTTCACCAGTTTTTCTTTTCCTTATTGCAATATATTTATCAATTATCGCCAATTCTTGATTTATTCTAGGAAGACTATTGGAGATTCCATGACGGTTACTAATACCCACAACGTTTGCAACATAATTTATGGCTTCTCCAAAATTACAATTTCTCAATTTCATTATTAAATTGAAAAGAGACATTTTCCCACAATTTGTATAACAATAAAAACTTTTAGAATCTCGGAAATAACATAACTTATGTGAATCTCCACCGTGACAAATAGTTTTAAACCAAATCTCGTTTTGTTTAAATGTTCCATATGGTAAGGCTCCAAAACTCTTTAAAATATCAAGTATTTGTACTTCTGTTATACGCTCCAACAAATAATCTTTATCTATCATTACAACCACCTTAAAATGCAATTGTTTCTTCTTTTTCTTTTATCTTCAAATTATCTACTGGTTTTATGTTGACTTTCGTAGAAGCATATTCTTCATCATTAACATCTATATATGTTTTTTCCATATCTTTAATTAGCTTGTATTCATAATCTGTTACAAATAAATCATGTACCCTCATAGTTGAATAATCTATGTAAAGCCAAATTTTAATTTTATTCCATTTCCCACCACGATTTTTATATAATGAATACACCAAATTAGGAGTTGGTTTATTTATTAGCTCTCTTGTAATTGGTTCAATTTTCTTTAATTCTTTTTCAGTTGGTGGCATTGCAATCATTGCACCATCTGCTTTATCAATAATTGCCTTTGCTCCTCTTACAATCGTTTGATCTCGATTTGTTTCATTCTTAAAATCACCTGTTACCTGAGTAAAAGAATCAATTGATACGTCAAATTTCCTTGTGAAATTTTTCAGTTTCTTAGATAAATTTGCCAACACTTGATCTTCTCTTACGACCATTTTTGTTTTTGACTCTGCTGCATACTCGCTATTTAATTCTACTGTTGCACTAATATAATCAAACCAAACATATTCAATATCATGTTCCAACTTGTGTGTTTCAATAATTTCTTCCAAAGTATTCGCATCATATTCCGGGACATATTCGAACCAAATATTTGCCTCATGTTCCAAAATATCAATTGCTTTGTCTACTCTCTCCTCTTCTCCATCTTCATACAAGTTAAATTCAATATGGTCTTGTGGGACATCTGCTATATAAGCCCATAATATCGGATCAATCTCTTCGAGTAATTCCATCTCTGTTCCTATATATAATCCACCATTCGATTTACCATTGGGATTTTCACACCATTTATCAAGAGATTTATCATAATAATATGGTGAACACGCATATCCAATATCTGCTATCGAAGTTCTGGTTTTTCCCACTCCCGTTCCAGCAGATTTGATATTAAAACGTCTTTTTCTAATACCATGTAAAGCAGTCGTAAGATAGGCACTAGCATATCCAATTCCCCATGCAGTATCCTGTTTCCATTTTTCTTTTTGCTCGTGTCCTCCAACTCCTGCTTTTTTAGAATCCTGTCCCTCGGTGTTTAAAAAAGGTGCAATCACTCTTGAATGTTTTTTCTTGTAATGATTGATAATATCTTGTATCGTATATTCATCTAATTGCTTACGCTGTTTTTCTATAACTTCCGGATTAATTTCATCAGGATCAAAAAATTCTTCTACACTAATTCCATATTCAACATAGCTTCGCAGCAAAGAAAATTTTTTTAATTGGTCATAATAATACTTAAAATTACTCTGTAAAGCCATTTCTTGTATTTTTTCTAAAAAACTAACACCCTCATTTTTTATAAAAACTTGGTATTGTGTTTCATAATGGGATAAATATTCATCAATTGCTACAGCATCAATTTCTTCTGCACCATTTTTATATAAATTGTTAATGGCAGCAAAAATCAGTTTATGAAAGGTTTCTGGGAAATCATTTTGTACAATTTTATATTCTCTAATCAGAGATGGTTCTTGTAATAGGCTTCCTAGCACTTCTCTTATTGCTTGTTTGTTTACATAACTAAGTAGTTTACTTTTTTTCAATCTATAGTTCCTTTCATATTAAAGTTCTTCTATATTAATCAAAGCCATCTCTTTATACTTATTTTTCTCATCTTGATTCCGATTTATGTGAATGACTTTTTTTCTATTTTGCACCTTTTGCATATCACAATCTTTTAGATTATCTTTAATAGCTTTTTTATCTATGTAAAACTTTTTTGCTTCATCATAAACAAATGGAACAATGCCTATCCCTAAACTATCTTCTACACTATTCCCCTCTTGTATTTCATAAAAATAATGTAGAGTGGTTTTTATTCCTCGATAGGTGTAATGAAACTGATCTTTATAATCCTTGATTTGTTTTAACATCCATCCTGTCGGAACATCAATCTGATACAATTCACAAATATATGCGATTAAAGCTTTATAATCTTGTGCCTCTTTCTGTTTATTTTCATAACAAATTTTGCAGTAGTATTTTGAATTATGGTAAACTGTATTTTCTTTATCGTTATAAGTCCCACACTCAGGACATTTTACTTTTCTTGCCATCGTTACACTACCTCTTTTAAATAAGATAAAGGGGAATCCCTTTATCTATTAATCAATTAGAATTCCCTCTTCCTTAATCAAATCATTCAAATCATCTAAAATTAACATCAGCAAATCAATTTGGGTTGCATCACAATCTCTAACCAACTTACCTTTTCCAAGATATTTATTTGTGATTGTCTGGTACTTGTCCATCATCCCCTGATCATTTAAGGCTTTTGCCATCTTTCCAATTGAAGATACTGTTTCTTTAAAATCTGCTGTTTCAGACTGGTCTTTATAAACTTCAATAGGTTTATCCGTAACAACTGCATTGTCTTCTGCTTCCAGTTTATCAATCGCCTGTTCCATATCTTTTCTCAATGCTTCATATGTGAACGGGATCTTTGCTGACATATACTTATTTCTTGTTCCGGCTTCAAGATACTGATTTCCTCTCAAAGTAAGAACCATTTTATTTGTGCCATCTTCCTGTAATTCGTTAGTTGCAAATCCCACAACATCAACAAGTCCTGCAAGAACTTCAAAACCACGTTTATCTACAAGTGGCTGTGTTCTTTCATACTTTTCACCATTTTCCTTAATTTGTTTTGTTTCAGAATGTGCAATAACGACAAGTGTGTATCCTGCTTTTACAATTTCTTGAAAAAACATATTGAACTCTTTCTTAACAGCTTTATAACCACGTTTTGATTCAGTCTCATCCAGATATTCAACACCTTCTTTAGCAAGAATATAATCTTCACACATCATGTAAGCTAGATCTGCTGTGTCTACCACTACTGTTTTAAAAGTAGTTTCATCTTTCTGACCCTTTTCAACTTTATCTACATCTGACAAAAGCTGTTTTTTTACTTTCAGTGCTTCAGACCATTTATTAATAGGCTGTCCATAAACACCAGAAAGCATATTCCACCCCTTTTCAAATCCCATAACCAACGGTTTCGGAAATTTTACTGCATTAGAAGTTTTCCCACTTTTTCTGGTTCCATAAATCAGAAAACTTTTTCCTGATAAATCTCTACTAATTGTGCTTGGCTGCAAGCTAAAAATATCAATCTCTGCCATATATTCTTTATATCTCCTTTTTATTTAGTTATTTTCATCAATGGTTTGGAAGTGACTAGATATTAAATCTAGTCACAAATTTTAAAATGGGATGTCATCATCTGCTACGACGGCTTTCGGTTTTGAGACACTTCCACTATTTTTTCCTTTGCCTCCCTGATATCCTTTTTCTTTCAGTTCGTCAAGTTTTGCTTTTCTTTCTGACATTCCAATGCGAACTGCTTCTTTTGAATAAGAGTCCTTGTCATCTTCATCCATTGCAGGATCAGCGCCAGTCAGAATCATCTCAACATATGACTTTCCATCTGTAGTTCTCTGCACACCAATTCCACCAGTTTTCTTTGGTTTTTCTTCTCCTTTATGTAATTCAAATGTAATGAAGAGTTTTGCAGTCTGTCCTACTTCATAGTTATCCTCAAAGGCTTCTCGCAATTCTGCCGGAACGATAATGCTTTTAACTGGAATAATATTTCCAAAAAAGTCGTTGGTCAAAACTGTGACTCGCAATCTTCCAGTTTCATTTTGGTCTTCGCCTCTTGTCTCCGGTGTAATCTGGCTGATATAACCCTCTACATCTGCCGTTGCTCCATATTCTCCATCAACATCGTTAATAAAAGCAACGCTACATTTTAATGCCTCAACTAATTTTTCTTCTGCATTTACATAATCATTAGTTGCAAATGAACACTGCAAACTTACCTCGGTGGCTTCTTCCCAATTTGAATCAGCAACAGACTTCACAGAGTTAGCCCATTCAA